TTAAAAGCCGATGTATTTCGATAGTTTTTCGGTAGTTTTTTCTTTTCCATCATTTGTTAGATGTGTATAAGTATCTAAAGTTGTTTTTATGTTTGCATGTCCTAATCGTTCCTGAACTTCTTTATGATCTGCCCCAGCATAATATAATAAAGATGCATGCGTGTGTCTAAATCCGTGAAGCCCAATGTTTGGTAAGTTAGCCTTTTTACGATAAATATTATATCTATCTGTAATAGCTTGATTTATTGTAAATTCATTTTCTTCATTGGTGAAAATATGCGAGGGTTGTGTATAACCAAGTTTAAGAAGATATTTTTTTTGCTCTAATTTCCATTTTTTTAAGATAGTTATTGTTTTTGCATCTAATATTAGTGTTCTGTTTGATTTTTTTGTTTTTGGAGTATTTGATACATAATAATGGTCAGATTTAGCAATTGTTTTGTTGATTTGTAGTTCACCAGTTTTAATGTTTAAATCGTCCCAAGTAAGAGCTAACAACTCCCCTATCCTACATCCACTAAAAGCTAATAATCTGAATAATGTATAATCTCTTATTGTAATGTAGGTACTTTCGCTTTGTTCAATACTTTTTAAAAATATTTGAAGTTGATCTTTTGTATAAAATTTAATTTTCTTTTCTGATGTAATAATATCTTGATTTTTAGGAACTATTACATTAATCACTGGGTTTTGATTGGTAACCCCTATGTTAATAGCGAATTTGAAGACTTGATTCATATAATTTATAAAAAGGGGATATTGTTTTGAACTACCTTTTGAATGCCATGTATTCACGATTTTCTGACAATAAGCAGTTGAAATTTTTGATATTTCAATTTTTCCAAATGAAGGTAGTATGTGTTTTCTGAAAATTATTTCTGTTCGAGAGTAGCTACTTTCTTTTACGGTATTTTTATAATTTTCTAGCCACATAAATGCTACTTCTTGGAATGTTATATTAGTAGAAGAGGGAATACCATTTTTTTGAATTTCCATTTCTAACCTTGCTAATGCAATTTTAGCCTCTTTTTGAGTGCGAAATCCTCTTTTAGTTGTATACTTCTTTTTTCCAGTTAGCGGATCGGTACCAAGATATATTTTGAAGTACCATGCTTTTTCACCATTTTTCTTTTGATATTGTTTTATCATTGCCATTTACAAAACCTCTTTTCGAGAACGTGTGTTTGTTTTTTGTTTTTTAAGAAAAGCCCGGAGGCTAGTCTTTATATTTTTTCCATTGTTCCGTTATTCATATCCCATTGAGCATGAACAGAATTAAGATTTGCACCAGCAGAACTCATTATTCCAGTGAATTTTACCTTATCACCAGTTTTAAAATCTTTTGTATTATTTAGATCTTTTACAAATATTACATAAGAAGCTAAAGGGCTAGAAGAAATTGAATTAGTCCATGTTTCATTAGAAAATTTATTATTAGCAATAACGGCAACTCTTTTGCCCATAGGTTCAATTACGGTACCTGTGAATGTAAAAGATTTTCCTTTAATTAATTCTGAAAATACTTTCGATTGGTCTGTAGTTGGAGTAATTGAATAATACTGATCCACAAAGCTTTCAAAATCTTGTGGATTTGTTTGAAGGTACTCCTGGAATTTTGTAATATTGGTATTATTAATATTCGAGCTACTAGTATGTTTTTCTTTTATAGTTGCTTCTTTTTTTACAGAACTTATTTTAGTAGATGAGCTACTAGAATTTTTTTCCTCTTCTTTGTTTCCAGAACATGCAGTAAGAAGTAATAATGATAAAAATACTAAAGAAACTTTTTTCATTTAATAATTCCTCATTTCTAAAAAATATTTATATAAAAACCACCTAGCCAAATTGGTCAGGTGGTTCTTTTCTAATTTATGAAACCACTTTTCCAACGACTCTAAATTCGTGTTTATGTGTTAGTTTAAACAATAGGTTTGTTGTCTGAATATGGAAGATATTTTTATTATTAAATCAAATTACAAATACCTTCTTAGTTCAGGAGGCAAACCTAGATAATCCATTATTTGAAATTCAGTTAAATTTTCTAAAACATCTTGGTCTTGCATATATATGAGCAACTTCATAGCTAAAGAATTTGCTTCACATTCCATTTTTGATATAAAAGAATCTAATCCAAGAGATCTATAAAAAGGTGTACTGGAACTGCTGTGTAATTTGATGTGACTAAATTCATGTAGTATCACAAATTGTTGATAATATTCAGACCAGTTTGCATTTACAATAATTGTATGGCAACGATTATTTGTTTGAGTACAACCTCCTGTTTCATCATCTAAATCAGCATATAGTAATTTGCAATTCGCTTCTTTTATTAATTGATAAACGCTGTGCGGATGATATAAATTAATTATTTTGTTAAATGTTTCTTCTACATAATAATTCATCATATCCCCCCGCTAAATCAATTTCTATAATCCTTGCGAGTGAATTTTTTCTTTGCTTCTTCTTTATTCATTTCCATTGCAGTACGTATAGCAATTAAAAGACGGTCTTTCTGATCTTGTGTAGCTGGTTCACCATAGAAATTGAGATTTTCACCGTTAGTTAGTCCCTCAATTAATTCTTCAGCTTGGATAGCTATATCTTTTTTTTCTTTGTCATTTAGTTCGTAATATTTTTTCTTTTCGGTACGACCTAGCAAGTAGTCGGTTGAGACATCAAAAAAATCTGCAACTTTTTGTATTTTTTTTATTCCTGGTGGTTGTTTGTCCCATTTTCGAATACTGCTTTGGCTGAAATCAAGTTTTCTCTCTAATTCTGTTAAAGTCATTTTCTTTTGTGAAGCTAGCATCTTTATTCTATCTACAATACTCAAATTAATTCACCTCAAAAAAACCTAACAAAAATCGGAATTTATTCTTGACAATCGGAATAAATTACTTTATGATGTGTTTGTAGGTAAGATATTTAAAGTATACAGAAAATTAAAGCAATATTTAAACAGTCTCCCCAGACGTTAATAAAGCTTGTTTTTTGTGTACTGTATTACTTATGTCTACATTATGGAATATATTCCGATGTTTGTCAATAGGTCGGAATAATAAAAGTGAATAAATTACTATCGGAAGAAGGTGTTACTTATGATTTATGAAAAAATTAAAAAGCTTGCTATTAGTAACCACGTTTCAATCAATCAAATTGAAAAAGATTTAGGATTCAGCTCTTCAACGATTTCCAAGTGGAATAACTCTAATCCAACATCTATTAAATTGAAACAAGTTGCTGACTATTTTGGAGTATCAATGGAGTATCTACTAGAAAGCGAAAAACAGGAGGTGTAACTTATGCAGCTAAACATTCCTGATGAAATTGTTCAAAACGAATTAGCAAATAATATTACTTTCATAGTATTAAAAGAAATTGAAAATCGTTTGAATTTATTTACTAAAACCATTGAATTACCGCCATATCCTAACAAATCGCAAGTAAGAAAGATTTTAGAGATTGGCGATGAAAAATTGAATAATTGGATTTCAAAAGGTTTAAAAATTCAACAATGGAGTAATCAGGATATTCGGATTGAACGATCTGAATTACAAAGATTTCTAAAAGAAACTTTTGAAATTTAAAGGAGGAAAAGAAGATGGAAAATCTAGTAATTACGAAAAAACAACAAGCAGTAACAACTAGTTTACAAGTTGCTGAAGTATTTGAAAAACAACATAAGCATGTTATTGAAGCAATAGAGGCTAAAATTCAATCGGCCGAAAATTCGGCTTATTACCAAAGTATGTTTGTTGAGGGAGAATATAAAGATTCTCGAGGTAGAAAACAAAGATTGTACTACATGAATCGAGATGGCTTTTCTTTCATTGCATTTGGATTCACTGGGAAAAAAGCAGATTCATTCAAACTGAAATACATTGAAGCATTCAATCGAATGGAAAAAGAAATTCAACAGCTTAAATTACCAACCTCAAAGCGAGAATTAGCTTTACTAGCTTTATCAGCAAACGAAGAAACAAACGAACGTGTAGATGTAATCGAAAAAGAAGTAGCTGACTTAAAAAACAATCAAAAAATAGATGCGGGTGATTATAGCTATTTATCACGACGAGTTCATCAGAGAGTTGCAGAAGTGGCGAAAGGATTTGGAAAAATCACAAAAGAACAGCGTAGCAAGCTATACAAAGATATTAATTCAGGCATTAAGCAAATTACTGGTGTAGGGTCTCGCTCCCAATTAAGAGAAAAACATTATGAAACCGTAATTGAATATATCAACGATTGGGAACCGTCCACAGCAACAAAAACAGTTGTAAGACAGATGAGTTTAGACTTAAACGACGTAATATAAGGAGAATATTATGGCTTATACGATTGATCAAGAAGCTTGGATACTTAATCGAATCAAAAAAGAACGTAAACAGCTTCAAGATGATAGAGCAGCACTCAGACAATCTGAACAATTAACGGAAAATAAAGCAGCTCAAATCGAAATAGAGCTTGAATTTTTAAGAGGTTTAGAAATTCAAAATAGAATTCATGCATAGGAGGAATAAATATGAATTACAAAAAAAGAAACATCATCCAATTATTGAAAGAAGACAATGTTTCACCAAGCGAATGTTTGGATTTGATTCATGATGTAATTGAATATTATGAAGATCTAGGCGTTAAAGATTTACCTAAAAATGTAGACATTTATACATTTTTAGCTAGCACGTATTACTGGAAAGGATTATTTGATGGTTCTAATTATCAGTAGGGTCTACTTTTTCAAAAGTAATACCACCGCCAATATGGATAGTAGATGTATCAAAACTTATGTTTTCAATTGTTTTTTTCAGAAGAATTCTAAAGTTTTTTCTAGATTCAGCTGTTGATAAGTCATACGTTGGGGTGTTGTAGCCAGAAACATCAAAAGGAAGTTTAGCTGTATTACTGTCTCTAATTTGAATGACTTCTTTACAGAGAGCACGTGCATACCCTAATTCATAGTATACGTTCGGATTGTTGCCAGATAGATCTGCAAGGATTAAATCTGCTTCTTTAATACAAAAATGAATTCGTTCTATGTTCTGTTGATTATGAAATTCTAAGTCAGCACGAATAATTTCGAATTCCAATTTATTTTCAGAAAAACAAAATTGAATTTGATCTAGTAATTCGTCAGATTGTTTACGAATGTCAGAATTTTTCTCTCCAATTGGAGTTACAAAAAAACATTTTTTCATAAAATCACCTCATTAATTATTTTATTAGGGAGTTTCTGATAGTTAATTATAGCAAAGAATTATAAAAGCAAACAATAGCATAGGAGGTTAACCATGAAAGCGATACGTGAAGCTCGACTGATAGGAACATTTTTAGTGATGATTGCGCTAGGAGCATTGCTGAAAAATCACTTTTCAACGCCAATACTAGCAACACTAAGTGCACCTTTCTTTATTCATTGGTTTTTCAATTGGGATGAAGCAAAATACCAATATTCTAAAAAAAGACAAAATAAAAAGCCCCACTTTAGTTAGAGCTAAAGCAGGGGAAATAAAGTGAATAGAATCTAAATAAATTATATCACAGAAAGGACGGCAATAAAATGTCAAAAAATATTAATGTTCCTTTAAGTGGGATTAGTGAGGGAGGATTACAAGAACGATTTGATTATGAGCTTGCTCAAGTCATTAACAATATTAATGATCCTAATACCGATCCTACAAAAAAGAGAAAGATAACAATTGATTTAACGATTATTCCAGATGAATATCGTGAAGATATTTTGATTGATTATCAAGTGAAATCAAAATTAGTTCCAAGAGAAGCATTAACTTCAAAAATTATTATTGGTCAAGATGGCAAAGGAAAACCGTTAGCAAATGAATTGAAAAGTGGACAACGAGGCCAGATGTATTTTGATCCAGATGATTCTGAATTGAAAGATGATAAAGGCACACCAGTAGAAGAAATTGAAGAAACAGATAAAATAAAAAAATTTAAAACAAACTAGGAGTGAAATATTATGTCAGAACATTTAAAAGAAGCTTTAGCGTATGCAGTAAGATTACGTGATGATCAAAAAATTATTTATAAAGAAGAGGAAAAAGTATTCTTTGATCGTTCAAAAGCGGATTTAGTTGAACTTGATCCAATTAAACGAGCAGAAACACTCACAGTTAATTCTTTATCTGGATTAATTGGTTATCTACAATCAAAATTTTCCCATGAAGAAATTACGTCAAAATTATTAATTCATGTTGAAAGCCCAACAAACGTTGCTGTTTATTCAGCTTTAGATACAGACCGTAAGCGTGAAAAAATTATTGAAGCAAAAGCGTTGTTAGAAGTGTTTCCATATAGTCGCTTTATGGATTCAGAAGAATTTATTATTAATGTTCAATCTCTTATTCAACGTGATCTTGATGCAAAAGCTATTCTGGAATGTGCCAGCGCTATTCGAATTGAAGGCGGGGGAGATTTAGTTGATAACGGAGTTTCTCAAGTTGCTACAGTAAAAGAAGGAGCAGCAACGCTTACAAAAGCAGAAGTACCTAGTCCAGCAAATTTAAGACCTTATCGAACATTTTTAGAAGTTGAACAGCCAGATAGCCCATTTGTTTTTAGAATCAATAAATATGGTCATTGCGCATTGTTCGAAGCAGATGGTGGGATTTGGAAACATGTAGCTATGGAACGTATTCATGAATATTTAACTCAATCTTTAAATGAGTATGTTGACAAAGGTTCAGTAACAATTATTGCGTAAATAAAAAGAGCCTCACTCGTTTTTTTGACGAGTGAGGACACATACAAAATGAACTAAGGAGAGTATATCAAAATGAACGATAAAATTCAAAATTTATTAATGAAACTTGTAAAAGAATGCCAGAAAGGAGAAGTTGCTCTTGTTTTAGCAACTGTTGATCCAGAAAGGATGTACCTATCCAGTGTTTTACTTGCAGGTTCTTTGCCTGAACAAGCAATTGCATTTAGTGAATTATTTGAAACACTTAAAGAAAAAGTACTTGCTCATGATTGTGATTGTCCGCAATGTAAACAAATAAAAGAATCATTTATTGGTGCAGAATCATCTTCAACTAAACAAAACAATGAGGAAAAACTAGATACATTGTTAAAAGATTTTTTACGAGGTGAGTTGTAATGACTAGAAAAGAAAAGTTAAATCGAGCAAAAAGATTAGCTGATTTATGGTACAAACAACAAAAAAGTCAATTATACATTGCGCAACAAAAAAAGCGCAGAGGGATTGCATGATAAAAAAAGCGACTATGCCGCCAAGCAATTAGTCGCAAAAACATATATTGATAGGGGAATTATATCATGAAAGTAGAATTTGATTCAATTGGGAGAATTCATTTACTTGATGAATCTTCGCCCTATGGTTCTTTAATTTTTGAGAAAGACATTGAAAACGATCATGTTGCTGTGTATCAAGATAGCGAAGATGAAGAGGTTAGATTTGCATTTGAAAGTTTAGATGAATGTGCTTATTTCAAAAAATCTGAATTAATTGAAGGATTAGAAAAAGTTCTTTCATTGTTGAAAGAGGAGGAACGAAATGAATACTTGCAGTGAAAATTTAGAAAAACTTTTTGATGGTATGTATAAATTAAAAAGTAAGTTAACTCAACCGAAATTTGATGCAGAAGTTGCCTATTCGACTAAAAAAGGAGCAATGAATTTCCAGTATGCCACTCTTAAAGCGATTGAAGAAGCGATTAGAAAAGCTGCGCAAGAATCCGGAAGCGGAATTGATTTTCAACAAAATGTTGTCAATGAAAATAATGCGTTAAAAGTTACAACAATTATCACTCATATAAGCGGGCAGTATATCATTCATGGTCCATTTGAATTTCCTGATAGCGGAACAAATCCTCAAGGATTAGGAAGTTTAACAACATATGCAAGACGTTATTCGCTTTCGGCAGCATTTGGAATAGCAGCAGATAAAGACGACGATGGACAAACGGCAGCTGAAAAGAACAGCGATACTCCGAAAGTTAATTTGATTAGCGGTAAACAGTTAGCTACGTTGAATGATCATATCCGACAACTTTCTGAATTATCAAATTCTGAACTTGATTATGTACGCAATGAACTAAGTAAAGAATTAAATATAGATGTCAATGAAAACATGCCAGCTAGCATGTTCAATAAAGCTATTGGAGTTTTGAGGAAATGGATACAACAATTCCAGCCACAACCAGAAGAAAACATTACATGGGGGCAAAAATAATGACAAACGAATTAACAACAGATTTGCAATTTAATGTTGATTTTAAAGCTAGTGAAATCACTATTCAAAATGAAACACAGTTGGCTGAAATGGTCGATAGCGCCGTTAGTCACTATTCAACAATGGTTTTTACTGATGAAAACATTCCAGAAGCAAAAAAAGCAAGAGCAGACTTAAACAAAGTTGCAACGTTGCTAGATGATCAACGTAAAGCGGTTAAAAATCAATATAATAAGCCGTTAAAAGATTTTGAGAAAAAAATAAAAAAATATATGAGCCAAATTGAAGATGTTAGCGATGAAATCAATAAAAATATTCAAGCATATGAAGAAGCGGAACGTCAGAAGCGATTAGAAAAAATTCAAACAGTAATCGATGAAATGTCTGAAAACTATAATGTATCAATGGAGGAAATTGAAATTTCCAATTCATGGCTTAACAAGACCTCTTTTACAGCTAAAGGAGAACCAACTAAGAAAATTATTGAAGAAATTGCATCTGTGATGACAACATTAGCCAATGAAAAAGAACGTATTGAGAACGATAAAAAAATAATTGAAAACTATACTAAAGCGGTTGGTTTAGAACCGTATTCTTGGGTTGGTTTGATTGATAGCGGGCGTACAGCATCAGAATTGATAAAGGAAATTGATTCAGCCTTTGCTTTAAAAAAAGAACGAGAAGAACGAGAAAAATCAAAAAAAGAGCACGACGATGCTATTGCTGCCTTGAAAACTGAAACAATCAACAATAAAACAGTTGACACTGAAACAGGCGAAATCATCACAGAAGAAGTGCCAAAAACCAGCAGAAAACAACAAGAGAAAACAGTTACGTTAAGACTAACAGCAGAGCATCAAAAGTTAGTTGCGTTAAACAATTTTATTATTAATAACGGCATTCAAGTGGAAGTGGTTGAATGAACCTAAACAACGTTTATTCCGCAGTTATTAAATCTTTAAAAGATCAAAGGATAACTGCGGACATAAACGAAGTAATTAACATTGAACGGCTTAAAACAATGTACTACGGATATGACGGACCAAGGGAAGTTGAAATTCGTTTTATCGATCCAAGGCAATTTACTGCAGCACAACGAAACTTTATATATGCGTTGTTAGGAGATATTAGCAGAGAAACAGGGGATAAAACCTCTTTGTTGAAGGATATGTTCTATTCACACTTTGAAGAGCTTAGAGGTTATCCTATGAGCTTAAAAAAGGAATCAAAAAACACGGTAGACGATGCAACAATTTTAGCAAATATAATTCTTGATTATATTTTTGAAAATAGCATTCCCTTTAAAAAAGGTTACGATATTTTGCCAGGAAACCAAGAATATTATTTTTATAAATGTATTACTAAACGTGTTTGCTGCATTTGTGGAAAAACTAGCGCAGAGATTGATCATTTTGATAAAGCGTTAGGACGAAGAAGCAGAAGGAAAGTTGACCATACAGAATATACATTTGCATCTTTATGTCATTGCCATCATAAAGAAAAACACGATATAGGAATAAAAGCATTTAAAGCTAAATATCATGTTAAAGGAATTAAATTAAACCAAGAGACAATAAAGAAATTAAACATTGGAGGGTAACAAATGGAAAGAGCGTTTAAAGGTATTTGGATTCCTAAAAATGTTTGGCTAGATAAAGAACTGAGTTGGACTGAAAAATTTCTAATCGTTGAAATAGATAGTCTTGATAATGACGATGGATGTTTCGCTAGCAATGAGTATTTTTCAAATTTTTTCGGTCTAAGTAAAGACAGGGTTTCTAAACTTATATCTGGATTAAAAGAAAAGGGATACATTGATGTCAGTTATCAATATAAACCAGGTACAAAATCTATAGAAAGACGTGTAGTTAAAATTACCGAGGGGTATAGGCGAAAACAACTAGAGGGTATAGGTGAAAATAACTATAGGGGTATAGGCGAAAACGCCAAAGATAATAATACATTAATTAATAATACAAAGAATAATACAAAGAATATATATAGTGTTGAGCCGAGCTCAACTATGCCTGAATTATTCGAAAAAGTTTGGAAAACTTATCCAAAGAAAACCAACAAGAAAAAAGCTAGAGAACAATTTTTAAAGAAGTTCAAGACGGAAGAAGATTTAGAGCCGTTTAAAAAAGGATATAAGGACTATCTTGCGTATATTAAATTAAACGATTGGTACCATCCACAAGAATTGTTTCGTTGGATCCGTGATGATCGTTACAACGATGAATATGATCTGTCTCAAAAAAATAAACATCCTGCGTATTCTAAGGCGCCAGTGAGACAAGAGCAGTTACCAAATTGGACTGGAATGCAAGAAGATGTACCTTTATCACCTGAAGAATTAGCTGAATTAGAACGACAAAAACAAGAATTATTAGGAGAGTGACAATATGATAAACCAAGTTGTGTTAGTTGGACGTTTAACGAAAGATATAGATTTACGCTACACCGCAAGTGGTTCTGCAGTTGGAAGCTTTACTCTTGCTGTGAACCGTAACTTTACAAACAAAAACGGCGAACGAGAAGCGGATTTTATCAACTGTGTAATTTGGCGTAAGCCTGCTGAAACAATGGCTAATTATACTCGTAAAGGAACATTATTAGGAGTTGTTGGCAGAATTCAAACTCGTAATTATGACAACCAACAAGGCCAACGTGTCTATGTGACTGAAGTTGTTTGCGAGAGTTTCCAATTATTAGAGCCAAAAAGCGCCAATGAGAATAGAAATAGCATTCAGATGTCACAGAATGACGGTACAAGCGTTCAAAACAATTTCGAGGGTAATTATGCCACGAATCAAAACAAAGGCTTAAATCAGCAAAATAACAGCCAACAAATGTCGTTTGGTGGAGATGTAGATCCGTTCGCAGGTGCAGGTAATTCAATCGACATTAGCGATGATGATCTGCCTTTTTAGGAGGTTAAAAAATGAACAGTGTAATTTTTGAAGATATAGCACGTATTCAAGCTGAAAAAAAGCAAAAGCGAAAAGAAATGCTTAAGTTAATGAATGAAAACCCAGATTGGTATAGACATCCAAAAAGCATGGTCTATCGTCAAATTAAAATGCTTGGTAAGGATATCGGTGAGCAAACAATGGATAAATCTAAACCAATCAGCTCAATTGATAAAGACAAGTTCACCATTCAAGAATATTTGTATTTGCAGTGGATTGGTTATTCAGTAAATGCAATCATAGAAGCGTTAGGAATGCCTAGAAGCAAATTTTGGGAATATAAAGCTGAACATTTAAATTAGATTTATGAAATGAAAGTGAGTGTTCATTTTGCTGGAGATTTATTACACGCCAACATCCGCTATTATTGCGGATGCATTGGCTAGAAAATATGAGGTCGTTTCTTTAGACAAAGCTAGAAATATTGCCAATAAATTTAAGGCTAGTTTGAAGCAGAAAACGGACCTTTATGTGATTGAAAGCATTTTGATTGATGCTGGTTATAAAAAAGAGCCAGTGAGTTTGTAAGAAAGCGAGTTAAGAAGATGATTCCAAAAATAGAAGTATGGATGCATGATATGTCCGTTGGCTATCCTGTGTGGTTTGAAGTAGATTCAATTGATTATCTAGAAAATTCGTTTGTTATAGTAGATGAATTTGGAAATCCGCATGAGTTTTCTGGTGAAGGTCGTTTATTTAGAGTGAAAACTTAGGAGGAAAAACACATGAAATTTTACGGAATTAAAGAACCTTATTTTGCATTAATCGCTGCTAAAGATGAAAAACAATGTTTAAAACTTTACAAGGATATTGTTTGCGAAGTAGAAGACGAAAAAGAATTTTTTGATGATATGAAAACAATTGATAAATACGAAGCGTTCAAAATGCTTGCTAAAAGTCATACAGAAGAGGGTGATAAGACTGGCGCAGAAGAAGCTTTCAATCAGTTAGAAAACCTTGAAGAAAAAGGCGAAGTATTATTGATTGACAGCGGCTTGATTTAGGAGGAATCAAAATGAAACTATATCGATATGAAAGTTCCAAAAATACTGGACGTTGGACAGAAAGCTTAATTCAAGCAACTAAAGAATTTGAAGAGGAAAAAGACTACTTAATGGCTGACGATCCAGAAGAAGATGAAACAGTAAAACTAGTATCGATTGAGATATCAGATGACTTGATAGATGAACTAGAAGATGAACGTAAAGAGTTGAAACAGGCTATATTAATGCCTGATCCAGACCGTTCAGATGAAAATCCAAGAGAAGATGGCTATGACTTTGATTTTTATGCTGCTTGGTCCGATGATATAGCGAAACATAAGGAGGTATCGGAATGAGTATTCAACCAGGAGACAAAGTAAAGTATATTGGTACGGCAATTCCCAAATATACTGGGAAAATATTAGAGGTAGAGAAGGTAATTCCGTTAGGCTATATTCTTTTATTTCCAGAAGAAGATAGAGGATTAATAGGATTTGAAGGGTTCGGCGTATGGAAAAAAGAATCGTTAATCTGCGGATTTAACGAAGTGGAGGAACAGCGATGAATAAACGCCAAAAAAATAAGCAGTTAAAAAAGTGGCTAATTAAAAACGGATATTCAGACAAAAAAGGAAAACTTCATTGTTTGGAATGTGGGAACAGATTAAGTTTTAAGGACGAATATCAAAAAAGATACTTGGTATGTAATGAATTGTGCTATATGCACAGTGTGGGATTAAGTTGGCGTGATTTTACATGAAAGAAGGGAGAAACAGCGATGGATAAACAAGAATTGATTGAAGAGTTAGAATGTATAGAAGTTTCTACAGACAGCCTTGATTATTTGAAAGGTGCTGACTATGCCAACGAAAGAGCAATTAGCTTAGCAAAACAACTAGACGACCCAAAAAAAATCGTGATTCCACAGTTGATTGCTAAATTTATTCAAGAACATGAAGACCCCATTTTTGAAATCTGCACGTGGGCTGATTATTACGGCAGTGAAGGGAGAACATGTGAGGATTCTGAATTATCCGCGGTAATTCATTGGTATGGTAAAAATAGTAATGAATTTTATCGAGCTGTAGTACACGGCTACGAAGTCGAGAAGGGACCATTATATCACGTTTTATTACCAGACAAAGGGGCGACTAACACAGGATATACTTTTTTAAATTTAGCGGGAGCAATTGATTTTACGACATGTAAGGAAAAGGTGGATATGTTAACAGAACAAGAAATCAAAGCAGTTGATGAGCGCTATTGGCCGTTTGCTGTGAAGGTGGATGGTGAATAAATGAAACGCAACTGGAAAAGAGTAATAAATAAAGTTAGTGGCATTGCAATAATGATTCTTGTAGCAAAAGCAACCGTGAGCCATTTCGTGTATAGCAATGACATAACAAGCAGTGACCTCGTTTATTTCCTTTCATGCTCGTTTATTTTGGGATTAGGGCTATATTTAGGAGGTTCCAGCGTATGAGTTATCCAGAAGTTTATATCATAGGAAGGCAAGTCGATGGCGTTTATGTTGAATACTTACATGGAGCAGAGCAAGCCGATTTATTTTTCGATTATACGATAGCTCGTGATGAAAGAAATCATATGAATAAAACCAATACAAAAGATGGCGAATGGAGAATTTTAAAATACGGGAGGCCAATTACATTGGAGTTTTAACTTATTGCAACTTTTTTACAATAACTAGCCGATTTTTTGCAAACAAAAAGCCAGCCGACCAATGGCTGACTAATGTGGTAGTTAGCACTTTTCCCAAGTAAAGTGCTAATAGTGCCAACAAATAAGGTTGACATTGTGTCTCTGGTGGAGACAGGAACTATCGATAACTGTTTTCCGCCAGTTATCATAGAAAAGGAGAAATTTATTTCAGAAATAAAATCCCCAAGAAAGTTAATATGATTATATCATGAGTAAATGTATTTGAAAATACTATCTCATAGTACGTATTGTAAAAAGTTTATTTAGTAGAAAATAAAAAAAGCCAGATTGCTCCGGCTGTGAGAAATATTTTCGACATAGTTATTATACCACAAAAGGAGCGATTTCACTTGATTAAATTGCTAAAAGAAGTAGATTTTCGACAAACAAAAGCGAATGCCAGAAATGTGTTGAAGAATTTTAGACGTTTAGAGCGAATAGCTGGTCGCTCTTTGATAGATTTAAAATCACCAATTATTACAGATATGCCTAAAAGCCAAAGTCATGGGAACAAAGCAGAAGATGCGCTAGTACAATTAGCAGATGCAGAAGCAGAAAGAGACGCAATTTTATCTGCGCTTATGGCATTAAGCCTAACTAGCAGACAAATTTTGCATTATAGTTTCTGTGTGCAGGACCATTACTCTAATTACAAGATAGCTAGGGAAGTTGGATATTCCGAAAGAAGTATTCAACGAATGAAATCAGAGGCTTTAATCGAATTTGCCGAAGCGTATCGGAATGGAAAAATAATTGCATATAAATAAAATTTTTGGCGGTTTTTTGGCGGAAAGTTGGCGGTTTTTATCAATATTTAGATGTTATTATGGTAGTGTCGAAAGATAAGGAGACGATGGTAAGGCATGCATTACCTATCTTAGCTCCGTTTCGCTTATCTTTTGAGGCTACCTATAAAAAATAAAGAATAAGGATGTTGAAAGTCCAGTTCTTTCTGTCTCGTTTAGTCTAGGTAGCAAATATTGCAATAAACTTGGCATGAAGCTTACACGTAGACGTACGCCGAAAGTACTTGTCAAGATAGCGCTATGTAGTTTGCAAGGATCACTCACAAATCAGACGTTCTCAAACTAAAAGAAATGGGGTGTAATTCCTCTCTCTTTTTTCTACAGATTTGTGAGTGATTTATCGCTGTGGCGGAACAGGTAGACGCTCGTACGTGAGATTAGACATTGGAACAACGTATAAGTTCGTATGTAGGGCTTTGGCCCATCGGGTAAATCTAATCATGCAAGGTGCAAATCCTTGCCAGCGATATTGAGTTTGTGGTAGGCAATCTCAAAAATGGCATAGTATAAAAATCCTTTCGGTTGGCGTGTAGCATCTGGGATGCAACGAGCATATTGTGAGATAAGAGGCAGGTTCGATTCCTGCCACGCCAATAGGTAGCTTTGCTACTTAAATAAAAGAATCGTCAATAGATGTTTCTGCTACATTCACGATGAGGCACTAGCTTAAAAGTGCCTCTTTTTGTTTGGAGGTATTGTTATGTTTAAGTTATTTGAAATCATTAAGCAGGAAGATTCAAGAAAATTAAATCGTTTGAAAAAAGAATTAAAGCAGACTACTCAACGTAAATGAGTGGTCTTTTTTCGTACATAAAAAAGCCACTAGACTATGGGTTCTAGTGGCTAGGTAGCATTCGTGCACAATTTGTTAGTTATGAGATTGTTAACGGTTGCTATTTACAAAAAGGAGTTGCTACCCATAAATAGTATATCAAAAAATAATTTGTTGAATCAAGTACATAAAAACAATTAGGAGAGAGAACATGAAAAGCTATTGGTATGTATCGCTAACACATAAATATCCACAGCCGAACCGTTCAACTGGTTCAATGCGTGTCGTTATGTCTGTGCAGATAAAGAAGAATGCATCTATTGTTGAAATGACAAGAGAAGCCACGCCAAAGGAAATTGATGCGTGCAAATTAGTTTATTGTGGATGTGGCAGTTGGGGAGATAAGCATATACAAGAGAATATAGAAAAGTATGTGAGATAAATAATATAAGGGAAGGGGAGAGGAACAGTTTGAAAAGCAAAACCTTACGTGATTATGTTGAAGATGGCAGATATACAATAGTTGCTTCTTCTTGTAGTACTGCAAAAGAAATACAACGGCTGTATCCTAAAGCAATTGTTACACATGGTAGAGCTGATGGGATAGGAGGGGAAAAAATATTAATAGATACATCTGTATCTAAACAACCAGCTGTATTAGGTGCTTTGCCACAATTTAAAACAGAAGATATTGCAATTGAAACTTTTACGTATGATTTCATTCATAACATTATTGATACAGAAATAAATTATTAGACAGAAAGGCGATGAAATCGTGGTATATAGGCCCAGATATTTAGATAAGAAAAGAAATAAGCACTTTATTTTAAGTGCAGAAATAAAAAACAATCGAATGATTGTTGAGTATAGCAACGGTGATTATTTAGTGATTGATAAAAAAGGCTACACGCTTTTTGATTCGAATGGCAAGTTTAAAGTTTATCGTGTATGAGGCAGTGAGGTGATGTAAATGGATAATGAACACTTCTATAGAAATAAAAAGTGGATAAAGAAAAAGAATAGAATCCTGAGACAATATCAATATGAATGTCAAGAAAGTAAAAGATATGGTTTAAGTGTAAAAGCTGAAATGGTCCATCACATCTACCCAAGAAAAGAATATCCTGAACTAGCATATGTTGATTGGAATCTATTACCTTTAACGCATCAAAGGCATAATACCTTTCACGATAGAGAAAACAATAAAATTATTGGTGAAGGGTTGTATTGGCAAAGAAAACGAAGGAAAGAATTTGAAAAATGGAAAAGTGAACGCTTGAAGCCCCCCTCCTTTTGAAAAAAGAAAAAGAGCCTAGGGAAAACGGTTATGGGAACTTTTTCCAATAGCGAGAGGATTTTGAAAAAATTTTTTCCTGAATAAAAAATGTTTAAATATCAACGCTTAGCGTTATTTTTAGTCGTCAAAACCGTGCAGAAAAAAGCCCTTTTTTTCGCAGCAATATATCTTAGTTTGAGGAGGTGACAACTTGGCTAAAAAAATTCCAAAACGAGAAAGCATTAAAAAACGTACAATCAAGTATATGAAAGAATTAGGAACGTATAAGCCACAATACAATCAAATTATTGAGGTTTATGCAGATATGGTTTATCAATATAACTATTTAAGCCGTGAATTTGAAGAACAAGGGTATGAAATTATTTTGGAAACAGAAAAAAGCGGTGGGAAGAAGTCACCTATTTTAGCAAGTTTAGAAAACCTCAGAAAAGATATAGGTACGTATTCAGATCGGTTGATGTTAAATGCTAGAACCTATCAAGCTGAAGTAGAAGTGCCGAAAAAAGAAAAATCAGCTTTTGCTAAACTTTTAGAGCAACAAAAGATGTGATTTGATGGATTTATCGAAAATTACATCTAAGCATTTTGAAACAGCTTTAAATTATGCGAGGGCAATTGTTGATTGTAAAATATTAGCAAACTTAGATAGAAGGCTAGCATGCGAAAGGTTTTTGAAAGACTTAACACGAACAGATATTGATTTTAGGCAAGAACAATTTGATTTTGTCATTAATTTGATTGAAGGAACGATTCATCACGTTCAAGGAGAAGATAGAAATGGTATAAGTTATAAAGGACAACCATTATTGTTAACAGACTGGCAAAAATTTGTCTGTGTGAATCTATTTGGTTTTTTTGAAAAAGATTCAGATATTCGGCGGTTTAAAGAAGCGCTTATTTTTTTGCCTCGAAAACAAGGGAAAACAGCATTTAGTGCGGCCCTAACTGAAGCAAAGAGTATTTTAGATAGACGTTCTGGTTCAAAAGCCTATATTGTCGCAAATTCAGTGAAACAAACACTAGAGTGTTTTAATTTTTTAGTGGATAATGTGAACGAATTGAAAGAGGATATCGAGAAATTACGAATACGTGATAACAATCAAGAACATTCGATTTCAATTAATTTTGGAGATGGGACAAGTGACATCTATGCAATTGCTAACCAAGAAGATAAATTGGACTCTTTAAACTGTAATTGTTTGGTATTAGATGAATTGCATTCTTGGAAAAGAGCAGGAGCTAAAAAGTACACGTTGATGAAAAATGCGATGAAAGCTTATCGTAATAAATTATTGATAGGTATTTCAACGGCAGGCGATATTCCTGATGGCTTTTTAGCCAATCGTTTAAAAACTTTACAGAAGGTATTGAATGGGTCAATTACTGATTCTGCTTACGATTCTTATTTCATTTTTATTTGCAAAGCAGATCAAGATGAAGAAGGGAATATTTTAAATAGTAAAGGAGAAATTACCACAATTGATGATCCTGAAGTTTTAGAAATGTGTACACCGTCCATTAATGTCACAGTTACTTTAGAAGAGTTATTGGATGATGCTTCACAAGCAATGAATGAACCGCAATTAAAAACAGAGTTTTTAAATAAAACGCTGAATGTATTTACGAATGCAATGGATGCCTATTTCGATATTAATGAGTTTAGAAGTTCGGATATGCAATACGATTGGACATTAGATGATTTAGCAAGATTACCTATTGTTTGGTACGGCGGTGCGGACTTATCAAAACTACATGATTTAACGGCAGGTGCTTTATACGGCTCATATAAAGGAATAGATATTTGTATTACGCATGCCTTTTTCCCGAAATTAGCAGCAGTAAAGAAAGCAGAAGAAGATGGTATTCCTTTATTTGGTTGGAAAGAAGATGGTTGGTTAACGATGAGTAACACGCCTACCGTTTTACATGATGATATTGTTAATTGGTTTATTTCTATGAAACAAAAAGGCTTCAAAATTAAACTTGTTGGTTTTGATAAAAAGTTTGGTCGAGAGTTCTTTTTTAAAATGAAAAAAGCAGGATTTAAAATTAAAGATCAACCACAATACTTTTATAAGAAATCAGAAGGCTTCCGTCATATCGAGGTAAAAGTCAAAAATAAACAGTTCTATTACCTACATTCCGATGCCTACGAATATTGTGTTCAGAATGTGCGAGCGATTGAAAAAACAGATGATATGATTCAGTACGATAAACTAGATGGTGATGGTGGGGTACAACGTATCGATTTATTCGATGCGAGTGTATTTAGCTGTTGCCAGATGTTGGAAGATATGGCTTATGGAAATGTCGGAACAGAGTGGTTAAATCGTAAATATTAAATAGTAAAGGATGATACTTGTGGCAAAAAAGAGAAAAAAAGCAAATAAAATACGTTCAGAACCAAAAATCCCCCAACCATCAGGCTCAAGTGATCCTACGGTTGGTTTTTTTATGTCTGATATTTCTCGAGAAATATTAGTACCAGGTTATACAAGACTTTCAGATAATCCAGAAGTAAAAACTGCTTGTCAAAAAATAGCCGATTTAGTATCGGGAATGACCATTCATTTAATGGAAAACTCAAAAAATGGCGATGTTCGTGTGAAAAATGAACTATCCAGAAAAATTGATATTGAACCTTATTCATATATGACTAGAAAAAATTGGGTTTATAACATTGTTTATTCTATGTTATTGCCTGGTGATGGAAATGCTATTGTCTTTCCCGAAATGAAAGATGGTTTTATTCATGAATTAAGACCCTTGAAACCATCTAAAGTTAGCTTTATTGAACTTGAAGATGGCTATTCTGTGAAATATGGTTCAACGACTTATTCACCAGATGAAGTCTTACATTTTGCAATTAATCCTGATCCAGAACAACCATGGAAAGGAACGGGTTATCGAATCCCTTTAAGGGATATTACCTATAATTTACGACAAGCAAATGCAACAAAAAAATCATTTATGAGTGGGCAATATATGCCGAATGTCATTGTGAAAGTAGATGCAATGAATGAAAATCTTGCAAGTGAAGCAGGAAGAAATCAAATTAAAGAAAAATATTTAGGAGAATCTAGACCAGGTGAACCTTGGGTTATTCCAGCAGAACTATTAGATGTCCAACAAGTAAAGCCATTATCTTTAAAAGATATTGCGATTAATGAATCAGTGGAAATAGACAAAAAAACAGTAGCAGCTTTATTAGATGTTCCAGCATTTATTTTGGGCGTTGGTTCATTTGATAAAGATGAGTATAACAATTTTGTTCGTACAAGAATTAAAGCTATTGCAGATATTTTTCAACAGACGTTAACGAAGGGCTTGCTTGAAAATCCGAATTGGTATTTTAAATGCAATTCTAAGAGTTTATTGGCTTATGACACGAAAGAATTAGCGGAAATTGGGATGAATTTGTATATTCGAGGAATCTATACAGGGAATGATGTCTTGAATATGATAGGAGATTCACCTAAGCCTGGTTTAGATGAGCTAATTATTTTAGAAAACTTTATTCCTCAAGGAATGATTGGAGAACAAAGTAAACTTAAAGGAGGTGACTCTGATTGACAAAAGAAAATCAAACACGCTCTATGGCAACGAATTTTTCTACCAGAGAAGAAACTTCAGGGGAAAAAATCATTGAAGGTTATTTCGCTGTTTTTAATCAAGAAACGGAACTTTGGCCAGGTGCTTTTGAAGAAATTTCACCAGAAGCATTTAACGGCTCTTTGAGCAATGATATACGAGCGTTGACCAATCATGAAACCACTTTGGTTTTAGGTAGAAATAAATCAGGAACATTAAAGTTAAGTGTTGATTCTAGAGGTTTGTGGGGACAAATTACTATTAATGAAAATGATTCAGATGCCCTAAATCTCTATGAACGTGTGAAACGAGGAGATGTTGATCAATGCTCGTTTGGCTTTAATATTCTGAATGAAGAAACAGATTGGAGAGAAGATGGCACGGTTAAATGGCTATTAAAAGAAATCGATCTTCACGAAGTTTCAGTCGTAACGTTTCCTGCATATGAAGATACAGGTGTACAAGCTAGACATACACAATTAGAACAATACCGTGAAAAACAAACAAAACAATGGCGTAAAAAATTATTGAGCCAATTAAAAAACAGGGGGAATTAATCATGGCATTAAGACAAATTATACTACAAAGAAAGATTACTAGTAAAACAGAATTACTTCGATCATTAGAAGAAAAAGATGCTGAATTTGAAACACGAGAAAAGAATTTAGAGGCTGCCATTGAAGAAGCAGAAACGGAAGAAGAACAACAAACAGTTGAAGATGAAGTGAATAAATTTAATGAAGAAAAAGAGCCTCATGATCAGCAAAAAAAAGAATTAGAGGAAGAAATCCGTTCCTTACAAGAAGAATTAGACGGATTAAATGAAAAGAAACCAACAGGTAAAGGAGAAGAAAGAAAAATGGGAGATAAAAAAGAAGCTCGAAACAAAAACCTTATGGATTATCATGAACGTTCAGATGTAAAAGAATTTTATAATGAATTACGTGAAAGATTACAGATGCGTGCCAATGGGCAAGTATTGCCAGATGGACCAAGCGGCGCAGAATTGATTATTCCAGATATTATTGTTAATCGTATTCGTGAGCGTATTGGTGATTTTACCACTCTTTATCCATTAGTAGATAAAGTGATTGCCAAAGGACGTGTAAAATTAATTTTAGATGTAGATACTAGCGAAGCTACTTGGTTAGAAATGCGAGGCGCATTACCAGAAGAGGACGATTCTAAATTAACGGCAGTTGAATTTGACGGATTCAAAATTGGTCGAATTGTCTATATTGATAATTCTCTGTTAGAAGATTCTGTTATTAATTTAGATGATTATTTAACAAAACGAATTGCACGCTCTATCGCAAAAGGATTAGATAAAGCAATTGTCGCAGGAACAGGGAAAGATAACAAACAACCAGATGGTATTCTTCCTAAAATTCCTGGTAAAAATAAAGTAACGAAAAAACCAACGTATGAAGAATTGATTCCAGTATTGGGCTTAATTGATACAGGGGAAGATGCCACAGGAGAAATCGTTGCAGTAATGCATCGACAAACTTATTATAATCGAATTGCAACGTTAACATTACATGTAAATTCTAATGGGGTAGATGTTGTTCAATTACCAAACTTGGCTGAACCTAATTTCTTAGGATTAAAAGTAGTTTTCAATAATTACTTATCACAAGATAAAATTTTGTTTGGTGTATTTGATAAATATACTTTGGTAGAACGTGAATCTGTTCGGGTTGATATGTCAGGTCACTATAAATTCAGAGAGGATCAAACGGCTGTTCGAGGATTAGGACGTTATGACGGTAAACCAGTCCTTCCAGAAGCGTTTGTAGAAGTAACATTAGATCCAGCGGGGGAGTAACAATGCCAGAGTCAAGACTGGCAGAAACTTCATTAAGTAAACTGACTATTCCTGAATTAAAAACTATTCTTGACGAAAAAGGCATCGAGTATAAAAACAATGTTAGCAAAAAAGAGTTACTAAAATTATTAGAGGGAACAGAATAGTTCCCTCTTTTTATTAGGTGATAAATATGAGTGATCAAACACTAGAGTTATTAAAAGTAAATTTAGGAATTATGTCAAAAAATCGTGATAAGTATTTAGCAACAATTATTGAAAGTGTTGTCAATGAATTGCAAACAGAACAAGGAGTATCTATTGATTTAGATAATGAACTTCATGTGATGTTTATTGTGGATTATTCTGCTTGGCGTTATCGCTCCAGAGGAGAAGGTATCCTTCCTAGAAATTTACAATTTCGCTTGCATAATCTAGTACTTTCTGAAAAGGAGAATAAAAATGGATAGAACATGGGATTTAGATATTGTTCTTCTAGAAAATGATGGCTTTACAAGTGATGATATAGGCAATCAGATACCAAAATATAAGCGTACGCCTGTCATGGCTTGTAAAGAAAACGTTAGTAGAGGAGAATTTTATCAAGCTGGCCAAAATGGAATAGAAAATATTCATTTATTTATTATTCATCCTTATGAATATTCTGGAGAAAACTATCTTGAATTTGAAGAGAAAAAATACAAAATTATTCGCACGTACCAAAAAAACTACGAAGAACTTGAGGTGGTTTGTCGTTTGAGCTTAGGTGATGCTAATGGCTAAGGCAATCCATATTAGTGAACTTTCTAAAGAAATCAGTAAGATAGTTCGAGAATATACGGAAGAAGTTGAAACCAATGTAGGAGAAGCTACTGAAATAGTAGCGAAAGAAACGCTTCAAGAATTGAAGCAAAATAGTCCAAAACGTTCAGGAAAATATGCACGGAATTGGCGAAAGAAAAAACAAGGACCAACAAAACAAGTAATTTATCAAAATGATCCAACCTATCGTTTGACTCATTTATTAGAAAATGGGCATGCATTAAAGAGGGGTGGTCGAAAAGTCGGCCAGGTAGTCGCTAAACCGCATATAGAAGCTGCGGAAGAAAAGGCTATCGCTTCTTTAGAAAAAGAATTTGTTAGGAGATTGACGTAACAATGACTTTAAAAGAATTGAAACAGTTATTAGACCAAATGGAATTACCAATTTCATATCGTGAATGGCAACCTGGGCAAGTCCCAGAGTTGCCCTATTTACTTTATTACGAAAATACAAGTACTAATTTTTTTGCAGACAATGCAGTCTATTGTAAACAAACAGAGATTGTTATTGAACTATACACAAATACGAAAAATATTCGTGAAGAAAATAAATTAGAAGAATTGCTGAACACAGCAAAAATTCCATTTGATACTTACGAAACGTATTTAGCATCTGAACAGATGTATTTAAAAGCATATGAAATTACAATTTAATAAGAGGTGAAGAAAAATGGCACAAAAAGAAAGAGTAGGAAGTCCTGAAAAAAATCGTGTAGAGTTTGGCTTAGAAAACGTATATTATGCAAAAGCAATGTTAAATCCAGAAACAGGGGAAATTACTTATGGTACACCTGTTCGTTTTCCAGGGGCGGTTGAATTGTCTATTGAGCCTTCAGGAGATTTAATCAAATTTAAAGCAGATAATGTAGATTACTATACTTCTCCAAACAATCAAGGATATGACGGAACATATACATGCGCTAGAATCCCTGAAGATTTTGCAGTGGAAATTTTAGGAGAAAAAGTAGATGATACGGATAAAGTTCAAACAGAGTATGCAAATGCTGAAACCTCTCCTTTTGCGTTAATGTTCCAATTTGAAGGAGATAAAACAGCAACTCGTCATGTGTTATATTATTGCACTGCAAACAGACCAACTATTGGCTCTACAACAAAAGATTCTGGCGATCCAAACACTTCTGAGCTAACGTTTAGTGCTGGCCCACGTCCTTCAGATAAAGCCGTAAAAACTAAAACACGACCTGATACTCCATCAAGTGTTTATGATAAATGGTTTACAAAAGTTTATGAAAAAGGAGCAGCTGCTTAATCATGGAAAAAACTATTGAAATTGGCACGACTAAAATCAGGTTGGCTTCTAATGCAGCTACTCCTTTACGGTATAAAATGCAGTTTGGGAGCGATTTTTTTGCTGATTTATTAACTTTGGCAAAAGCATTAGACAATCAAAATGAGGATGGGGAGTTTGAATTAACGAATATCTCATATGATGATTTAAAACGAGTTGAATTAACTTTATTGTATAATTTTGTATGGACATTTGCCAAAGCAGCAGATTCAAGTATTCCAGATCCAATTACTTGGTTAGAAAGCTTAGATTCTTTACCTTTGTCAGATTTTGCCAATGAACTTCAAGAATTAATTTCACATAGTATTCAATCAAAAAAAAAGTAAATGATGAAATGGCTTCTAGTGATGAAGTACTCACCACGGAGTCATTTCTTTTTATTTGTAAACAAGTAGGATTATCTAACGAGGAAATGCAATTAATGGAAATAGGTGCATGTTTAGATTTTGTTCAAGAATGGATAAATAATCATCAGGAAAAATCAGAACCAAAAATTAAAACAAGAAAAGCAACTCAGGCAGATTTTGATGCATTTTAGAAAGGAGGAGAATTTATGGCGAAGAAAAAAATCTCAGGTATTACAATTGCGCTTGATGCGGATACAAAAGGCGTTACAAGTGGTTTGAAAAGTATTATTGATCAATCGGTAAATGTATCAAAGGAATTAAAAGATGTCGAGCGGCTTTTAAAGTTAAATCCAAATAACGTAGAACTATTATCGCAAAAACAAGAATTGCTTTCTCGACAAATAGAATTAACCACGAATAAGCTAGATGCTTTGAAAGGTGCTCAAGCAGATGTTGAACGGCAATTTAAATCTGGGGAAATTGGTGAAGAGCAGTATCGGAAGTTTAAACGAGAAATCGAGGCAACTGAAGGTGCTTTAAACGGGTATAAAGGCCAATTATCAAGTATGAAAGTGGAACAAGAAAAACTAGCTCAAAATACGCAACGGTTATCTACATTTTTTGAAGCTACAGGAACGGATATAAATGATTTTTCGGATGTTTTAGGTACTCGCTTAGTAGCCGCAATTAAAGAAGGAAAAGCCAATTCTTCTCAACTAGAAAATGCATTAAATAAAATCGGCAGGGCTGCATTAGGTCAAACTGCAGATATTAATAAAATGAAACAAACGTTAGATTCCATTGATGATGGGAACTCTGTACAAAAAATTTCTTCTGATTTGAACGGTTTAAAAAGTGATGCAAATAAAGCAGATGATGCTTTAGATAAAATTGGTGATACTTTAGAAGAAATCGATGACAAAATAGGTAAAGGAAATTTGTTAGATGCAGGAGAAGCTTTAAGCGGTATGTCTGATAAAGCCAAAGATATGGCTGGAAAAACAATTGAAGCTTTTACAGAAGTAGAAGATGCTCAAAAGAAATTAAACGCTTCTATGGGTGTAGCAGGCACGGCATCTGCTAAAAAATACGAACAAGCATTAACAGATGTTTTTCGTAGTGGTTTATTTGAAGATATGTCAGAAGCAGCAGATGCTGTTGCTTTAGTGTCTAAAAATCTTGGGGATATGAGCAATCAAGATTTAAGTCAGTTAGTTCAAGATGCCAAAGTGTTAGAAAATACTTTTGAAGTAGATTTAAAAGAAACAATTCGTGGTGTTGCAGCAATGCAAGAAAACTATGGAATTACTGGAAAGCATGCCTTAGACATGATTACAGTAGCACTTCAAAGAAATGGAAGTACATGGGCAGATGAAGTTGGCGATAATATGGCAGAGTATTCTCAATTATGGGCTCAAATGGGCTTCACTGCTTCTGAAACTTTCCAAATTTTAGAAAATGGTACTCGAAATGGAGCATACAACTTAGATAAAGTAAATGATGTTGTTAAGGAAATAGGAATTTCTTTAACAGATGGGAGAATTGAAGAAAATATTGATTCATTCTCTCAAAAATCAAAAGAATTGTTTGAATCATTTAAAAATGGTGGAGCTTCTCAAGCAGAAGTTATCCAGTCACTTCTTACTGATTTAGGTGAGATGGAGAATGAAACTGAGGCATTATCTTTAGCTTCCACTGTCTGGAGTGCTCTAGGAGAAGATAATAGTCTAAAAGTATTAACTTCTCTAATGAGTGTTAAAGGTGGTTATGAGGATGTTCAAGGAGCAGCAGATAAATTAAATGAAGATACGACAACGACTAGTCAAAAAATGCAAGGTGCATGGAATGATTTAAAGCTAGCATTAGTACCAATAGGAGAAGAGTTAGCTCTTGCATTGCAACCATTATTATTAGGATTAACAGAAATTCTTAAAAGCTTTCAAAATTTACCAGGGCCAGTTAAAACTTTTATAGCGGCTTTTTTAGGTGTAGGAACAATAGTAGGAATTTTAGCTGGAGTTGCAGGTGCATTAACTGCTTTAGTAGGAATATTAGGCGGACCAGTCACTTTAGCACTTATTGCTGTAACAGGAATTATTGCAGGAGTAATTGCTGTGATAAAAAATTGGGGTTCAATAACAGAATGGTTCTCAAAACAATGGGATAGGCTACAGAAATGGTGGACTGAATTTTGGGCACGTTTTTCAGACCCTGCTGATTCGGCATTTAAAATCTTATCTTCTTCAGTTAAGACAGTTACTAGCTTTTTATTTGGTTCTTTCGAGGACAAAGTAAATGCTGTAAAAAATATTTTTAAATCTTTAAGGTTAAAATTTCCAAAAATTGAACTACCACCAATGCCTCATTTTGATTTGAAATGGAGTTCGAAAAAGATATTTGGTAAAAATATTTCTTATCCATCAGGTATTGATGTGAAATGGTTTGCTGATGGAGGGATTTTAACTAAGCCAACAATCTTTGGCGCTTCTGGAAATAAGTTGTTAGGTGGCGGTGAAGCTGGAAAAGAAGCTGTCGCACCGTTAGATAAGTTAATGGGCTATATCCAAACAGCGGTAGATAAAAGTTTATCTAAACAACAAACAAGTGATGAAATTCATTTACATTTAACAGCTTACGGTAATTTACCAAAAGAGACATTGGATCAAATTGCAGAATATTTGACCTATAAATTTGTTGATTTAAAAAATAAAGAAGTATTTGGTGGGTGATAATATGTTAGATGGTTGGTTTAAATTAGGAAATCATTGGAGCAAAGAGTTTAATGCATTTATTACTGAAAGACCAAAAAAGAAAAAAGCAAAAAGAGTGTTTACTCTTGAAGAAGTTTCAGGATTAAATAAACTAGCTGTCAATGATGGTGGTTACTATACTAATGTAGAACAAACCTTGGAGTGTTTTTATTTATCACCTACTATGGATCGTATTCAGCATTATGAAGATTTAATCACTGAAGCACTAGATACCAAAGGCGAGTATGTAGATTTTGTAGCTTATTGGGACCCTAGTTATATTTACCAAGCAATTGTAATAAATGAACCTAATTTTGAAGGGACTTCTCAGACATTAAGAGGAGTTCTTTTTTCGTTTGATTTGAGTATTGCTCCATTTAAGAAAAATGTTTTTGGTATGCATCCAATTTATCTTGATAAGCAAGGTTCTATTTTTAATCCAGAACGTTATATTTCTTATCCTAAGATTAAAATATATGGTTCTGGCAATATAACTATTTCAATTAACGGAAGAGAAACAAAATTTTCTAACGTTACATCAGATATTATTATTGATTCTGATCCTGATGTAATGGAAACGTACCGAGAAGTAGATGGAATCTTAGTAAATGAACATAAAAAGTTATTGAGCAATCAAACGTATCCGTATTTAGATGCAGGAGAAAACCATATTACTTGGAGTAGCAATGTAAAAAAGATTAGTTTAGAACCGAGGTGGCAGACAAAGATATGAAGCCTATTTTATATAGTCCAACAGATACCGATTTTGAAGCAGGAGGAATTGGCGTTCTTGTTGATTGTAAAAAGTGTCTGGTGACAGAAGAAGGAAATGGAGCCTATACTGCTGAATTAGCTTTTCCTATTAATGCTAAGTATTCAGAGCAATTAGAAGATCATAATTATCAAATAAAATGTAAGCCCAATGCAGAAGATGATTACCATATTTTTTATATCTATAATCATTACAAAGATATGGCTACAGGCGTTTTATATGTTTATGCAAAATCTCGAACAATGAAATTAGGAAATCGTGCGGTAAAAAAATTAACGTTTGAACGAGCCACATGTGAAGAAGCAATGGAACATTTAGAAAAAGCAATGGACCAACAAAGTGATATTCGATTATTTAGTGATATTACTCGTGTTGGCTCTACAAATATTGAAGTGACAAATCCTTTGCAGTGCATAAAAGGGATAGATGGTTCTTTCAACCAAATTTATGGCGGTGAAATGAAACATGAACCATTCAAACTTTCTTTATTGAATAGACGAGGAAAAGACCATGTTACAACGTTTAGATATAGAAAAAATCTGTCAGGATTAAAAGTAGATATTAATTTTGATGGTTTATTAACAAGAGTTTTTCCATATGCAGATGTTCAGAATAACGAAGGGCAAACCGAAAGAATATACGGGAATAAAGTGGATTCTCCCTATATTAATCATTATGATGGAGAGATTTATTCAGAATATGTGCAATTTACAGAAGAACAAGGAGTTACGAATCAAACTAGTTTAAACAACGTTGCAAAAAAATATTTCTCTTCACTAAATCCTAATTGTGACAAACCTAAAGTATCCATTGAATTAAATATAAGAAAAATGGAAGATTCAGCTTTAGCAAAACGATTTAAATCGTTTCGAACAATTGGTTTATTTGATACGTTTGATGTTTTTCATGAAAGATATAATATAAAAATCACTGCACAAGTAACAAAAATTGTTTATGATTCTTTAGCTGAAAGAGTAGAATCCTTAGAAGCAGGAGATACAAAATACACGTTTTTTGAGAAACAAAAGCAAGAAATTGCTGAAACATTAAAAGGTTACACAGGTAAACAATATGCAAGTAATTTTATTGATGTTGTGACAAATATTATTTCAGGAAATGATGGTGGTCACGTGATTTGGTGGCCAAAAAACAGACCTACAGATTTATTTTTCTGTGATAATGCTAAATTAGAAAAAGCAAAATTAGTACTAAGAATTAATAAAAGTGGTATAGGTTTTTCTTCTAAAGGCTGGCAAGGTCCATTTTCTACAGCATGGACTTTAGATGGTAAGTTTAATGCGAACTTTATTAAAACAGGAATTATCGATGCAAATGTATTTCAGAACTCTTTTAACAAAACAGGCGATGTATTGAGATTAGTAAATGGTTTGTTAGAAATCAGAAATAACAGTAAAAAAATTATGCAGTTAACCAAAAAAGGAATGGAGTTTTGGAATGGGGCTAATCATGTTGGTTCAATGGGAACAAAGGGAAATCCTTTTCCTGATTTAAGAGATGAAAACGGAAATCCAGTTATAAAAGATGGTAACTCACTTCTCATAACTGGTGATGATCCAAAGACCAACGTTATTGGTTTTTCTAATAAAAAAGGTACTGGAATAGCTATTGCAGGGGGACAGCAATTTCATTTGGGAAATGATTTTTATTTTATTGGAATAGATGGTCAGGATAGTACGATTCACGCTAAAAAGTTATTTTTAAATGGCAAAGAAGTTATACCTGGTCAAAATGGTGGTGGCGGTTCTGGAGCTGGTACAGGTGGTTATCCATCCGAAGTTACAAGCGATGCAGATAAATTTGCTTGGGACTTATGGAGTTACCTATTAGCTAACGGATACAGCAAAGCAGCTGCTGCAGGTATCCTTGGAAATGTACAAGGAGAAGTTGGTCCAAGTATGAACCCAGATACCGAGCAAATAGGCGGTCCAGCTTACGGATGGGTTCAATGGGATGGTTCAGCGTATCCATTGGTAGGCGCCCCAACTTGGAATGGTCGAGAATATGTACAACGCTTAATCGCAGCTGCAGGTATCAAACAAGACTATAGGACGTCATTAGCTCAAGCTCAATTAATTAATTGGTGTATGTTCAATGGGCAATGGTTAGGACAAGTAAGTCCATTAACAGTTGATGAATTTAAAGTTGTTAGCTCGCCTAAAACCGCTGCTTATGCGTTTGAATTAAACTTTGAACGTCCAGCTGCAGCGCACCCAGAAAGACAAACCTATGCACAAGCATGGTATGACAAATTCAAAGATTTGAAAGCTTCTACTGCAACAGGAAAAGCTGGGATAGAACATTTGGAGACCTTAATGGGCAAATGGCTTGGTAATGGGCAATGTTATGCCGTTCCAGCCGAATATTCTGGTTTTATGGGCGGCTGTGGTTTAGGCGCAGGAACAATTTATGGCTTTTCGCATGTAATTGGTGATACATCATCTGCTGCAGATATTGGTGAAGCATATGATTGGAATGCGGTAGGTTGGCGAGTAATCCAAAATCCAACGTATCAAGATTTAGTTGTAGGAGCGATTGTCAATATTAAACGAGGTGGCCAATGGGGAACAGGTTGGACAGTAGACCCAACATATGGACACACGGGCGTGATTTACGGATTAAGTAACGGACGTATCCAAACCATAGAACAGAACGCCGAGCAAGGGCAAATTGTTGCAAAATATGATCGATTATATTTTGCTAATTCGATTCAATCGATTGTTATTCCACCAAAATAACGAAAGGAGGATTTTTCAATGGTTAAATGGCAAGCAACGTTAAGTACAACCGAACCTTACAACTATGTCGGTATTATTAATGTGCGTCAAGGGAATAAGAACACAGAAGTCTTAGAAGTAACTATTACAGAAAATTCTTTGCTGTCAGATTTAACAGACGGTAAAGTTTTTTTTGAATCGCATATTGATAATAAATTTCCTATTCAACGACCAACAAAAATCATAGATGCTAAAAAAGGGATTATTCAGTATACGTTTGATGAATATTCTATGCAGTCGTTACACAGACAAGAAGCTTATTTTAGTATTTATAAAGGCGACGATTTAATCGGCACAACGCAGAATTTTTCTTATTTTGTAATAAATGCTGCTTCTAAAACAGAGGGCGAAATGGGTTCTTATTGGCAGTCCATCGAAGATTTAATCGCAGACATGACCGCCTTTATCAACGAAAATAAGGGCGATTTTACTGATTGGATGAATGCCAGAAAAGATGAGTTCGAAGCGTGGCGAGATGCGCAAAAAACAGATTTCACTTCATGGTTCGAATCAATCAAAGATATTTTAAAAACGATTGATCCTGGCGGTACGATGTTAGCCGAGCTAATGGATGCACGTGTAGACATTCAAGGAGTGCGCCACAATTCGATTTCTGAACGTTTATTGGCAGATATGGAATATTTGTATCAGAAATTAGAAAAACGTTTGTATGCGTTAGAATATGGCGAAATAAGTGACTTGATTATTTTACAAGATGATGCTTTCTCGCTGAATCATGAAACAGAAATTGTTGGAACAGTTGATTATCCTGCGATTGATGGGGCATTGGTTATCGCAACAGTTGATGATACAAAACAGAACGCTTATGTGTTTGAAAAAGTGGGTGAAATAAGTGGTTAAAGTAAAACGAATGATGGAAACCGAAGAAAATGGCGTGGAACGTCAGTTTTATCCTATTACACATGCATCCGCTGTTCGAGGATTAGAAAAAATTATTGCGGGTCAATCAAAAGTATTATCTGTTAATGGATACACTGGGGCAGTAATTATCACTAAAGCAGATTTAGGCTTAGAAAATGCACTGACAGAACTTCCTTATGCGACAGAAGAAACAGACGGTATTATCACTGCTGAAATGTTTCAACGATTGTCAAATGGCGAGGGAGGCGTTTATATTCTTCCAATCGCTACCACAGACGAACTGGGCGGAATAAAGGTTGGCCAACTGTTAGAAATTGCAGAAGACGGAACGTTGTCTGCGGTAAAGCAAACAGATCAAAATTTTACCACTGAACTAAAAGCAAAACTGGAAGAGTTGAAAGGTTATACCGCTGGAGCGAATATCTCTATTTCAGAAGATGGGGTTATTTCAGCAACTGGTGGTGGCGATGGCGGCGGAGTGAATCAACAATATGTTGACCAAAAAGTTCAAGAAGCCATTGACAGAATACCTGATATTACGTTTGAGAAAGTAGGCGAAGTACAATGACAGATATTGTTAAATTAAAACAAGGAGGAATACCGGTATTTCCTCAAACACATTGGAATGCTGTGGAAGGGAAACCAGAAGTATTAAAAGGTGAAAAGGGAGACCCAGGTCCACAAGGTCCAAAAGGAGATAAAGGAGACGTTGGTCCGCAAGGTCCAGCAGGGCAAAACGCAACAACGACAGACGTTGCAACCTCAATAAAAAATGGCTTGATGTCTAAAGAAGATAAAACAAAACTAGATGGATTGCCAGCAATTACGTTTGAAAAGGTAGGGGAAGTGTAATGACAACAGATATTGTTCAATTAAAAGAAAAAGGAAAGTTTAAATATCTGAAAACACACGTTAATGCAGTTGATGGGCTTGAATCGTATCTAAAGAAAATAGATGCGGACAAAGCATATCAAAAAATCACCAAAAAAGAACCGTTGTGGACGGGCGCTTGGTATGGTGCGGCTGCAGGAAGTGGTCAAGTACCTTCTAAGTCTCTATCACAGTGTGAGAATGGTTGGATTTTGCAATGGCAAGAATATACCAAAGAAGGAACTTTGAACGGCGCATGTTATCACTTTTTCGTTATTCCTAAACAGCATGCACAGAACCCAGGTTCTGGAGGCGTTATTTTCCTATTACATGGATACTATACTAATTTAGTACGGAAATATTTATATATTAAGGATACTAAAATTACAGGTAATGATATGAATGCCTCTTCTAGTGATACGGCTGGTTCAGGCAGTAAAATGTTTGCGTTAAGTGCGATTTATGAATACTAGGAGGAAAGAGAACATGAAAATTTGGATTGATGATATTCAAGGTTATTTAGACGGATATTCCACAATGGAACAACCGAATAAAATTGAACTTGAAGTAGAAAAAGAACCAACAGATTTTTTTAATTATCGCTGGGACGGAACAAGCTTAATATACGATCCTGACAATGTGCCAGAACCAGAGCCAGCACCACCAACCGACATTGAAGTATTACAAGCAGAAAATGCGGAATTAAAACAATTGAATTCAAAACTCATGGTTAATGATGTGAATTTAAAAAAAGAGCTTTCAGAAGTAACGAAAAAAGCAGATAATTTTGCGCAAATTAGTGCAAAATCAATGCTTGCTATTAATCAATTAACCAATCAGGTAAAAGAAATTAACGAAAAATTAGCAGAAGGAGTGGAATAAAATGTTTACATTTGATGACATTAAAATGATGTATGACTGGGGCTGTTTTACAGATGAACAAGTTGCAGAATTTGTACCACTTTGTATAACAGAAGATGAATTTACAAAAATGACAGGAAAACCGTTTAGCAAAGGCTAAGCGGTTTTTATTATTGGAAGGTGGAAGACATGGTGATTATTGATAATCAAGCGTTAATAGCAGAATTTAAAAATTTAATTTCAAACGGCTTTATCCAAGTGTTTGTTTGGATTGTGTTAGGAGATATTGCAACAGGTATTTGTAAGGGAATCTACAGGGAAGAAGGAAATAGTACAAAGGGATTACCTGGATTAATTAAACATTTACTTGTTGTATGTTTAGTTATAGTGACCTATCCATATTTAAAAATAATGGGATTCTCATCTATTGCTGATGGTTTTGTTTTATTTTACATTGCTGTTTATGGTCTTTCGATTACAGAAAACTTAGGGCAGCTAGGTGTTCCGTTACCTTCTTGGGTTAAAAATCATCTAAGCAAATTAAAAGATGAAAATGATAAAGGAGGTGAACCGAAAGATGGTACAGGTAATTAATCAATCTGTTTGTGGAGGAATTGCTGGTAGACGCCCCAACGCAACACCAAAAGGCGTTGTCATTCATAACGATGCAGGAAGTATTTATGCGACTGCTGCGCAATATGTTAATGCTTTAGCTGTAATGTCTCCTACGCAATTAGCGAATGGTTTTGCTCATTATTATATTGATCGAAATACAATTGCACGTGTAGAAGATACATTCAACGCAGCTTGGCATACAGCAAATTCAGATGGAAATTTGAACTATGTTGGTTATGAGGTTTGTCAATCGATGGGCGCTAGCTATGCAGACTTTTTAGCGAATGAGCAAATGACATTTAAGCAAGTAGCCGAAGATATGAAGTTTTGGGGAATGCAACCTAATAGAGATACTGTAAGATTGCACAAAGAATTTGTTCCTACAGCATGTCCTCATCGTTCGTGGGAATTGCATGGAAAAGAAACAAACGCAGTAAAAGACTATTTTATTAGCCAAATAAAAAAATATATGGGAAATCAAAACGAAAACAATAGCAACTCAAGTAATAACAATCAAAATACAATAAAAGGGAGAGAAGCAACGATGTTTTGTTTATATCAACGACCAATTAATAGTAAAACAGGAAAATTAGAAGATAACGGGGATCACTGGGCTACATTCTTCTGTAATGGAGTGAATTGCCGACGTTTATATCATGGCGATGAGGCAGAAGTAATAAAAACAGTATACAGAGAGAACAACGGAAAAGAAATACCGTTCTTTGGTAAAGAGAAATGGCCTAAAAATGCTCCATGGTACAAACGTTTAGAGACTGTTTGTCCAGTTGTAAAATAGCTTGAAATTTAAAAGCATCTGATTTAAAATATAGTTACCTTTTGATATTTCCATATTTGACCTTCTTTTATGAGAATAAAAGAAGGGTGCACCTATCTTTTTCCAAGTCCTAAGATAGGTGCATTTTTTTGTTGAAATTTAAAAAAGAAAGCGGTAAAATATGTTTACCAAACTTTTTGTTTTATTACTACTTATTGCCGCCTTTCCCAAACGAGGCGGCAACTTTTTACATAAAAATTATTGAACTCAAAAAACAGATATTGTAAAATATTGATACATATTTAAACTCTTATTTTTTCACGCAGACCGCCTTTTCTCAATAAGACGGTCGTTTTTTTGTTGAAAATTGAAAATCAGTAAAGTAAAATTATTATATATCAAGCTATAACCAGTAAGAACTATTTTATCCCCAATAAGGTGGTTCTTACTTGGACCATTAGCTCAGCTGGTTAGAGCAAACGGCTCATAACCGTTCGGTCACAGGTTCGAGTCCTGTATGGTCCATATATTTTTATTTGCAAATAAAATAATAGAGGAGTAGACTTAAAGTATCAAATGTTTAAGGAGTGTTATCTATTATGTCAAACTATGAAGAAAAAGAAGCAAAAGCATTAGTAAAAATTGCAGATGTTTTGAACAAACTGGATTCAAATTTAGAAGAATTAGATTCTCTAAATGAAGATGCAAAAAAACATAGTATGAAAAAATGGCTTGTTGAGAAAAGAGCCATGCATGAAATTAAAAAGATTGCACACGAAGCTGGTAAGTATGATAAGTACGATGAAAAAGAATTACAAAAAGAAATTGAACATGTAGAACAATATATGTAAAAATAAAAACTATTCCTTTTTTAAGGAATAGTTTTTTGTATTTTCCGCACACACATTTTCACCACAACTAGTTGCCTTTTTTGATTATACCTACCATAAACAGCAAGCTCTGTGCCATCAGGTAACATGAGTAATTCATCCGCCAATTCTTTTTTAGAAATAATGCAGTTGATAGTCTCTTTTTGAGTTTGCAAAGAAAAGCGGACTAACATTTCTGGATAAGTAGTTAATACCTTAATTTTATGAATTGTTCCTACATAATTTGGTTTCAT